TACTACCTTACCCATATAATTGGGCCGAGCAAAAGGTGGCCAGATTTGGTAGAAGGGAAGTCACTTGCCACGGGGCGCATCGTCACCCTGATGGCTCCGTACTTTGAGACGAAGGAGGTAGAGGGTGGCTAGGGATTACAAAGCGGAATACGAGAAGTATCAAGGTACGCTGGTGCAGAAGCGGAACCGGGCCAAGCGCAACGCCGCCCGAGCGAAGCTTGCGAAGGAAGGCAAGGTTAAGAAGGGCGACGGCATGGATGTCGCTCACGTCCGCGCGTTTGATAAGGGTGGCAACAACGGCGACGGCCTGCGGGTAGAGCCGAAGACTAAGAACCGCTCGTTCAAGCGTGATAGTAAAGGCAACCTCGTGTCGGAGGTTAGCGCACGAGAGCGCAAACGCCCGAAGTAACAGACTAGGAGCAAACTAGTGGAAATCGTTGAAGACAGGGCGCTGCTCGTCAGCGTCGATGACCCGTCTGTTATTACATCTGTAGTAACAAAGAGCGCCAGCACCAGCGAGGGTGTGCTGGTCAAGTGGGGTCACAAGGAAGCCGAGGCACTGGCGCAGCTGGGGTTTGACCCCCCGTCGCCCATATTGCGCGACTACAAGTGGACTGGACGCTATACCCCCTTCGACCACCAGAAGACGACTTCGTCGTTCCTGTCGCTGCGCCATCGGGCGTTCTGCTTCAACGAGCAGGGTACGGGTAAGACCGCCAGCGTCATCTGGGCGTCCGACTACCTGATGAAGAAAGGGCTGATAAAGCGCGTCCTTGTGCTGTGCCCGCTGTCCATCATGAAGTCGGCGTGGCAGCAGGACATCTTTAAGTTTGCCATGCACCGTGCGTGTAGCGTGGCATACGGGAGCGCCAAGCAGCGCGAGAAGGTCCTCCGTGCTGGGGCTGAGTTCGTCATCATTAACTTCGACGGCGTGGCCACGGTGATCGACGAGATCATAGCGGGTAGGTTTGACCTGATCGTTGTGGACGAGGCGTCTGCATATAAGAACGCGCAGACCAACCGCTGGAAGATACTCAACAAGATCGTGAAGGCGCTCAACCCACGGGTGTGGATGCTTACGGGTACGCCCGCAGCTCAGTCACCAGTAGACGCCTACGGCTTGGCGCGGCTCTTGGATACACCCAAGTGCCCTAAGTACTTCGGCCCGTTCCGCGACAGCGTCATGATGCCGATAAGCAAGTTCAAGTGGGCACCCAAGCCCCACGCAAGCAAGGTCGTGCATGAGGTGCTTCAGCCGGCTATCCGGTTCGCAAAGAAGGACTGCCTTGACCTGCCTCCCGTCACCCACATCGAGCGAGAGGTGGACCTGACCCCCCAGCAGAAGAAGTACTACAATCAGCTCAAGAGCCAGCTGCTCATCGAGGCGGCGGGCGAGGAGGTCAGCGCCGTCAACGCAGCGACCAAGGTCAACAAGCTGCTCCAGATCAGCGGAGGCGCGGTCTACACGGATGATGGGCAGGTGCTTGAGTTCGACGTGTCCAACCGGCTTACTGCGGTGCTGGAGGTCATCAACGAGACAAGCAACAAGGTGCTGGTCTTCGTCCCCTTCACGCACACCATCAACCTGCTCGTAACCCGGCTGGAGAAGGAAGGCATCTCCTGTGACGTCATTAGCGGTAAGGTGCCGGTCAATCGCCGCAGTGATATCGTCACCAAGTTCCAGAACGACCCTGACCCGAAGGTGCTGGTTATCCAGCCGCAGGCTGCCAGCCACGGGCTTACCCTTACGGCGGCAGACACAATCATCTGGTACGCACCGGTCACGTCAGTGGAGACTTACCTGCAAGCCAACGCGCGCATCGACCGACCGGGGCAGAAGAACGCCATGACGGTGGTGCACATCAAGGGTAGCGAGGTGGAGTCGCGGCTGTACGCCATGCTCCGGAACAACATCACCAACCACGAAAAACTTATCGACCTGTATCATGATATACTTGACACAATCTAATCAGACTGCTACATCCAATACCCCGGCAACCGAAGGAGCAAACCATGTCGGACTCAGTAAGTATCGAGGAGATGGTGGAAGCGTACCGTAATGTGCGCGAGACCATCGCCAAGCGTAAAGAAGTGTTTGAAGCGCAGATGGAGAAGCTGGAGAAGAGCCTTGAGGTTATTTCTTCCGCTATCTTGGAGTTCTGCAACGAACACAATCTGGACAGCGTGAAGACCCCTGTGGGTACTGTGTCACGGCGTGTTCAGTCCCGTTACTGGACTAACGATTGGGAGTCCATGTACAACTTCGTGGTCGAGCAGAACATCCCGTTCGTCCTCGAAAAGCGTATCCACAACGGTAACATGCAGCAGTTTCTGGACGAGAACCCAGACCTGATGCCCATGGGCCTTCAGCTCGACCGCAAGTTCGTAATCCAAGTTCGCAAACCTAGCAAAAAGGGTGAATGAATATGAGCAACCTGACCATTTTCGCAGACGCATCTAGCGTCCCCACCGTACGCCGGCAGTCCAAGCTGCTGGACAAGATGGGTAGCAACGGCGGTAGCCTGCGCCGCATCGGCCTGAACACCAACGGCACCTTCAAGCGCATCGTGGGTGGTGAGCAGATCGGCAAGGCTGTCCCGCATCAGCTGGACGTCATCATCGTTGACATGCTGGCTGAACCGTCGCGCCAGTTCTACGGCTCCAAGTATGACCCCAACGCGCAGGCTACGCTGCCTGACTGCTGGTCCAACGATGGCAAGACCCCGGACGCCAAGGCTGCCGGTAAGCCGGCTTCCTCTTGCGTCGCCTGCCCTAAGAACGTCGAAGGCTCTGGCGAGAACGGCAAGGGGCGCGCCTGCCGCTACCTGCGCCGTATCGCGGTGCTGGTGTCCGGTGACCCATCGGGTGAAATCTACCAGATGCAAATCCCGGCTGGCTCGTTGTTCGGTAAGGGCGTCGATAGCGTCCACCCGTTCGAGAGCTACAAGAAGTTCTTGCTGGCCAACAGCGAAGCTGTGGATACCGTCGTCACCCGTGTGATGTACGACCTTGATGCTGACACCATGAAGCTGAAGTTCCAGCCTGTGCGTCACCTGACCGACGTTGAAGCTGGCTTCGTTGACGCTGCGCAGGAAGACCCTGAGACCAAGCGTTACGTCGGCCTGAGCGTTGTCGAAGCGGGTGGTGCAAAGGTCAAGGCCGAGCCCAAGATGATCGAGGCCAAGGTCGCTCCTGCCGCTCCGGCTGGTAACCCCTTCGGTGACGATGAGGAGGAAGAAGCCCCTGTGGCTGAAGCTCCCACCAAGCGCGCTGCGCCCAAGCGGGCGTCGGCTGAAGTTACCGCTAAGCCAGAGCTCAAGCAGGCCATGGCAGCATGGTTGGACGAAGAAGACGAGGACGGGGAATAAGCTATGCGAGGCTACAGCCTTTATGTAGCCGAGACTATCCTGAACGGGGATAAGAACCGCCTAGGGGTGCGCTTGGGTCGAGCTTGTATCGAGCGCAACATCCCGGTGACGCAAGTCGCCGGAGCCCTAGGGGTTACCCGTCAGACCATCTACTACTGGTTCACTGGTGAATACGACCCGTCAGAGGCGCACCAGCCAGCGGTTGAGCGGTACATAGCTAGTCTCGACTAACGATCACAATGAGAGCAGAGTTGGCGGGTTTTCCCGCAACGACGAGTGACGCCCGATGGACTTCGACCTGTTAAAACACGTCCAGCCTGCATCTGGCCATATCGCCATTGTTGGCATCAAGAACGGGCACGTGCGCCAGCACCTTGTCCCGGACAGAGAAGAGGCGGACGCAACAATTGAAACTTTTTTGCGGGGAGGCAGAGATGTTTACTTCGGAGTAGCCACGTACAAGGAAGCGACCAGCAGGACTCAGGAAAACGTCCGCGCGCTCAAGGCGTTCTGGTTGGATATCGACTGCGTACCGGGCAAGGACTACGACACCCAAGAGCAGGGACTCAAGGCGCTTCAAGGCTTCTGTAGGACCGTAGGGCTTCCACGCCCCACACTGGTGGACTCCGGCTATGGCTGGCACGTCTACTGGGCGCTGACAGAAGAGATAGCACCTAACCAATGGGAGCCCGCTGCGCGCCGGTTGCGCGAGGTCTGCCGCACCCAAGGGATGCGCGTAGATGAGAAGGTCTTTGAGTCGGCGCGCATCCTGCGCGTACCGGGCACGTTCAACTTTAAGCGTGACGGGCAGGTCCCCGTCACTGTCGCCCATGAGGGTGAGCCCATTGCCTTTGAGGAGTTTTGCAAGACGCTAGGCGTGGTGCCACCGGCACCGGCCAAGTCTATCTTCGACCCCGACTACAAGGCTCCTCCCCAACAGCAGGCGATGCTGGACGGGGTGGGCTACAACTTCAAGCGTATCATGGCGCGAACCGCCAACGGCGACGGCTGTGCTCAGCTGGCGTATGCCTACACTAATCAAGCGGACACGGACTACAACGAGTGGTTCTACGCTTTGTCTGTGGCGGCGTTGTGTGAGGACGCCTCTACGGCGGTGCACCTTATATCCAAGGACTACCCGCAGTACGACCCGGAAGAGGTGGACAGGAAGGTAGCCACCATCCGGAAGGCGACTAGCTGCGCCCGATACAAGGCGATGTACCCTGACCGCTGCGAGGGGTGCAAACACTTTGGGAAAATCTTAGGCCCCCGTGACCTAGGTAAAATCCCCAAGAGGGCCACCAACAACATCAAGGTGGAAGAAGTAGCTGGTGAGGTCCAGACGTTCCAGATACCTCCGTACCCCAAACCCTACTACCGGGGCGAAGGCGGCGGCGTCTGGGTGATGCCACAAAAGAACGAGGCCGGGGAGCAACCGGACCCCTTCTGCATCTACCCCTACGATCTGTACGTGGTGAAGCGCGTCACTGACCGTGTCGACGGGAGCTATAAGGACTACGTGCTTATACGTCTGCACTTGCCTGCGGACGGCATACGGGAGTTCACACTCCCAATGATGAAAATCTCGGTCTTCGATGAGTTCCGCAAGATAATGTCGGACGGCGGTGCTTACATCAGGGGCAAGAAGGCCAACATAGTACACGACTACATCATGTCATCGGCGGATATGCGCCTAGAGAAAGATAAGGCAGAGATCATGAGGCAGCAATTTGGATGGGTCGAAGGTAACAGCAGGTTTGTTATTGGAGATCAAGAGATTACCGCAACGGGGCATATCTATTCGCCGCCGTCAAAGACCACGCAGAAGCTGGCTAAGTTCATTGGTCCGGTGGGTACGTTGGACAAGTGGAAGGAAGCAGCGGCCCTGTTCGACTCGAAGGGTATGGAGCCCCACGCGTTTGCGGCGCTGAGTGCCTTTGGCGCTCCGCTTCTGAAGTTCCTCAATCAGACGGGGGCGGTCATCAACCTGTATAACCCACGCTCTGGTACGGGTAAGTCAACCGTGCTCCACTTGGTGAACAGCGTCTACGGGCACCCCAAGGACCTGCGTCTGTCGCAGAAGGACACGATGAACGGGCGACTGCTCTGGGTGGGTATCCTTAACAACCTACCGGCAACCATGGACGAGCTGACCAACATGTCGCCGGAGGAGTACTCCGAGCTTCTTTACGGCCTGTCTAACGGCAAAGCCAAAGAGCGCATGATGTCCGGGACCAACGAGCTGCGCGAGAACAACACCACATGGCAGACCATCACCGTGTCCACGGCTAACGCCTCGTTTGCGGAAAAGCTGTCCGTATTAAAGCGCGCTCCAGAAGGTGAGTTGATGCGCCTGATCGAGTACCCCATCGGCCTCGTTGAGTCCGTGGGCACCGAGTACGGCAAGCAGATGTTTGATATGGCGTTGCTGGAAAACTACGGCCACGCCGGTCCTGTCTACCTCCGCTACATAATCTCCAAGCTCCCAGAGGTGCTGGCAAAACTAGAGAGCACACAGGCCAAGATTGACCGGGAACTGAAGCTGCTTCCTCGTGAGCGTTTCTGGTCGGCTACCATCGCAGCCAACCTCGTCGGGGGTATCTACGCCAAAGAGTGCGGCCTTATCGGCTGGGACCTGAAGCGCATCTATCTGTGGGTCTGTCAGCGAATTGATATTATGCGCGGAGATACCGAAGCCCCGCTGAACGACGTCGAGCAGGTTCTGGGCGACTACCTGTATCGGAGTATACAGAATATCTTGGTTATCGACAACGGCGATGCCCGAAGCAAGACTAGGCCGCTTCCCAAGCGCGAACCGAAGGGTGAGCTGCTGGTGCGCATCGAGCCCAACACCAAGATGATGTACATCTCGGTCAAGCAGTTCAAAGAATATTGTGTGCGGTTCCAGATCAGCTACTCGGAGACGACGCGCAAGCTGCGGGAGAGTGGTCGCCTGATAAACAACGAGACGTACCGCTTGGCCAAGGGCACCAATATTACGGTGGACGGGGTCCACTGCCTGTGGCTGAAGATCGACGACGAGACGCTCGACTTGGATATATACACGCAGCCCAATGAAAGTTGAGGGCGTCTTTTATGATATCGACTGGGGCACCTTCCCTAAGGGTCACTCGGTGTTCATCCCCTGCTTGGATATCAAGGGGAGCAAGGAAGGCGTCTACCAAGAGGCGAAACGTCTGAGAGTGACCGTATTCGTTCGAGGAGAGACGCATAACAACATAAAGGGGTTGCGTCTCTGGAGGCTCTAAGATAATAACGGAGCCGGAAGTTTGCTCCTTCCGTCTGTGGTTGCATATTCCCCCGGCTGGTTCCCTCCAGCCAGCCGGGGGTTTTTTATTTGCCTCGGTTGATACGCCGGTCTTGGACGTCGGCCATGACCGGATATTCCGGTTCAATCTCCGACCCGCCAATGCTGCCGGCCTGCTCCTCCAGCGCGTTCGAAATGGCGGTGCCGATGGTATCACCACCCACGGGTGACAGCGGGAACTTGTTGTCGAACACCTCTAGTTCTCGGTAAGCGCGGTCCACAGCCTTAAGGTTGGCTTCCGTAGGATTGTCGAGGCTACGGAGTTCCGCGTTTTTAACCGTCTGGATGATGCTTTGGCGCTCCGCCTTAATCTCGTCGATGAGCTGCTTACCCTCGAAGTTCTGCTTCTGCATCTCGTAGGTCTCGGTGCTACCGAAGCCAAGGACTTGGTTGAAAAGTTTACCTTCGGTGAAGAAGTCTGCGTCCTTGAGGACTTTCCCGTCGATGGTCTTCAGACCTTCGTCGCTCAGACGCGAGGCGCGCACACCGCCCTTGACGAACGCAGGCAGCATAAGCTCCATGGCGCGGGTCGTCTCACCTTCTTCGTACAGCTGCACTCCACGAGTCATGTTACTGATAAGGCCGCCCAGCGGGCCCATCATCTGGTTGTAGAGTATCTCCTTGAACTGGCCTTCCAAGTTGTCGGCTTTGATATCGCCACGGAAGAACAGGTCGTTCAGCGACGTAGAGGCGGCGAGGTTCATATCACTAAGGGCCGAGATAGGGCCGAACTTGACGCTGCGCTCCAGCAGCACCGCCAGCTCAGGAGGGAGGCCAAGCGTTTTGGCTATGCTGCTGTCCGGACCAAAAGTCTCTGGCAGCCAGCTGTTCTCAAACCAATACTTCAGGTCGACCTTACCTACTGGGTTACCCTTATCGTCTTCGTAAGGAGCGAAGTCGTCGTCATCGCGCAGCATCTCGCGCGCAGCTTCAGCCGCCATCATGAACACACCATACAGCGGCAAGCCGGTCATACCTGCGTACATCGCCGTCATACCAAGGGTACCGAACAGCCGCTTGGCTGCGCTCATCTTCCCTTCCGGGTTGCCGATTAGGGGCAGCATGTTCTTGGCGTTACGCACAAGGTAGGAGGTCATCATGACTGGGTAGGTCATGAACTGGAAGGCAACACGCCCAGCCGGGTTCTTGAAAGCGCGAGGCTTGTTGTAGTTGCTGTAGTTGAACATGGTCTCGCGCGTCACCTTCAGTGCGCGCTCCATGGCCTTCTCCTTGGCAGCGGCATCGCTCATGCCGCTCTTTTTCGCCTGCTCGTACGCCAGCTCGAAGCTGGTCATGTACATGATCTGGCGGTTCATATTCTCCATCTGGTGGAAGCCAGCGGACATAAACTGCATCATGGCATCGCCGCCCTGCTTGGCAGCGGACAGCACATCGCCTTCCTTCAGCGCCGACTTGACGGTGCCTACCTTGGTGGGGCGCGAAGCCGTTTCGTTCAGGTCACTGATGAACGTGGACGCAAAGGTCCCCCGCTGGTCGGCGTAGTCGTAAGCTTCCAGTAGCAGCTTGTGCTTCTGCGGGTCTGACTTAGCCAAGTCCTGCATGAACTTGGCATCACGCATGTTGACGTTGAACTCGGTGATGATGTCGCCGTTGTTGTCCTTGCGATGGATAGCCAGCTTGTTGCCGAGGATAATGTCCATGCTGTAGCGCCCAGCGATGTCCATAACCTTGCGGAAGCCGAACTCGTCCGACAAGACCGGCAAGCCTACCGTGTGCAGCTGCGTAGCTTGGATCAGCGCCGACTTGGGCGATGTCAGCATCCACAGGAAGACGAACTTGTTACCTAGCCCAGCAAACTTATCGAGCAGGCCGTAGAAGCCGCCACGGACCGGCGGGTCGATTTCAGCATCTGCCCGCTTAGATATCTCGTTTACAAAGGGCTCCATACCGACACGGTCAGGCGCACCCTTAATTTCACCCTCAAGCGCCGTTTTCGCGCTCCGAACTTGGTGGGCGTAGGACAACCGCGCCAGCTGGCTAGCAGCCCGGCTCTGTGAGTTAGCAAAGTCGCGCAGGGCATCCGTGCCAAAGCCGGTGACGTAGCGGCGGTGGCTAAACCGCTTACGCATATCACCTTCTGGGAGAGCAAGCAGATACATCTGGAAGACAGTGTCTTTTAGCTGCGCGGTGTCCTCTAAATTGCCAGAGTCCAGCTGGTTAAAGACTTCTTTCAAGGCCGCACTGGCGTCATTACCCTTTGTCAGGTAGTCCGTGACTTCCTTGTAGTCATTACCCCTGTCCATATCGCGCGGGTCGTTTTCTGCCTCCATGTCGCGCTTTCGCTGGGTAAAGGCCATGTCGCGCTCAAACGCGCTCTCGAACATGTAGTACTCGACGTTTTTCCCTTTACCAACGCTCATCCAGAAGCGGCCATAGCGCATGGTTGGGAAGTAGACTCGGCGGGCAAGCGCCTCCTTGTACATGTACTTTATACTAGAAACTGCTATCTTCTCGGCTTCGGCGCTCAAACTTGCCCCTGTGATGCGGTTCAGGGTCAGGATATAGGAGTCGATCAGGTTGCGGCGGTATGCGTCCTTAGCCAGCTTGAAGATTTCCAACCCTGCACCACTACCGTTCTCACGCTGCATGAGCTGGCGCTTCGCGGCATAGACCTCGTCGATGGCGTCCTGTCGATTGTCACGTCTGGCCTTGGACGCGTTCTCCTTGATGAGCCGCTTCATCTCAGGGTCGCTCTTGGCATATTCTTCTGGCGTAGCGGCCAGCGTCGGGTCGACGTCGTGGAAGTCAGCCAGCTTGGTAAGCGCGTTGAGGATGTCGGCCCCCTTGGGGAAAGCCGTCGTGAACTTCATCCACTTGTTCTGGATGGCGCTCGTCTTCTCAAGGCGCTTGTTGCGGTAGACCGTCATGTCGTCGATCAGCTTGTTGATGACCGCTACGTTCTTGAGACGATCCCCCACCCACCGGGTAATGTCGTCGGTGGGAAGGAACGGCAGCATGGCTCTCTTGGCCTGCGGCGTCAGGCTATCGCGCAAAGCGCGCAGCAAATTCATCGGCCCCTGATAAGCACGGGAACCAAAGAACATTTCACCAACGCTGTCGCTCAGCTGATGGGTATTTTTACTCCGCAGTAGTTTCTTACGGAAGACGTTGTCGCGCCGTTGCAGCAGCCCAGCCTCACGCATGGCCCACTTGAGTTTGGCCTGATTGATCTTGATGACGCGGGGCTTTTTGGGTTTCGGACCGGGCTCCGGAGCAGCGCCAATAGGCGGCTTTGGTGGTTTCGGCGGCTTCGGCGGCTTACCAGCGCCGCCTGCCTTGGGAGCGGGCTCAGCTTCAACTGTGATTTGCGGCTCGGGCGCAGGTGCAGCCGCAGCGGCGGGAGCAGCGGCAGCCTTCGGGATGGGCTTACCGGTACGGATAGCGTCAAAGACAGGACGGATAGCTTTGACCCGAGCAACGGGCGTTGCGTCAACCGGAGTATTAGCAATGGCGGCGATGAACTCGTCTTGCGCCTCTTCTTCCAGTGTATCCCATGCAGCTGGCGGCTTGCCTTCCACCTGCTTGCTCAGCGTGGCCCATACGCTCGGTGCCTGCGCAGTAGCCGCAGCGAGGGTCTCTGGGTCATATTCTTCAGCAGCCGCTGGCTCAGGCGCAGTCGGAGCTGCCAATGGCGGCGCTTCGCGTCCAGCCACCTTGTACAGGTCTTGCCGCAATTCGAAGGCGCTAGGTACTTCTACGCCTTGCTCTGCCAGCGCGGGCATCTGCTCCGCTTGGATACTGAACTGCTGGAACTGCTGGGCAGTTAGCTGGCCCGGAAGAACCAACTCTGGGTCTGGCGCTACAAGCGAATCAGCTTCTGCTACTAGGTCTGCGTACGTATATGTAGGCGGCGCAGCCGTCTCGGCAGGCGCAACTTCAGGCGCAGCTTGCGTAGCTACTTCGGGTAGCGTGACATTGAACTCAGCCATTTTCTGCTGAGCGATTGTTTCAGGGTTGATGACTTTTCCCTTGTATCCGGGCTTCACGCCATTAAGGACAGCCGCAACCGTGGCGTTATACGCCTTCTGGATGTTCTCCGGCAGCGCTTTGATCTTGGGGGAGTTGAACCCCTCAAGCCCGGTCAGCTTCGAAAAAATATTAGCTACCACCGGGGCTAGGGCGCGCTGCTTAGCTACGCTGGTTTCAGCCATGTAGGCCGGCATCAGGTCTGGGTAAAAGTCTTCGGCGGCCTGCGTTTCGGATGCAGTCGCCTCCGGCGTCAGTGTACCGTCTGGTCTCGCTTCTGCGCCAGTAGCAACACCAGCAGGCTCTCCAGTGCCAGCCATTCCGACGGGTTCAGTTTGTGGAACGGTTTGGGTAGCTTCTCCGGTGGTCGCGGCAGCGCCAGCAGGTGGAACGCCTGCCCCAGCTGCTCCAGCGACATCCACGTCAGGTTGACCTGCTCCTCCATCCAGTCCTGCTCCCGCTTCCGCCTGCGCTTGCGTCGCTTCGACATTTGCCCTCGCCTGATTGCCTAGGGAACGGATGGTGCCGTCGTCCCGCAGCGCCTTAAAGATATCAGCCGGGGGAGTGCTCGGGTTCGCGTTGGCATACTCGTTTACCGCAGCCGTCAGCAAGGACTCAAACCTAGCTTTTTCTTCAGGGGTACTCCGCTCAAGTCCCGCCGCCGCTTCCAGCGCTTTAGCCTCTTTGGCTTCGCCGGCGCGCTCCCGCACAACATTTACACCGCCGCCGATACCACCGAAGCCACCGCCGAGGACAGCCGCACCGATAGCCGCTTGCTTATACTCCTCAATTGCGGAGTCGTCATCGAGGGGGAGCTTAGCTTGCCACCGCTCCAGCACCGTCTGTGCCGTTTCTTGGGGGATTTCGAACGCCACCCCCTGCGCGATACCACGGGCAATGCCACCCTTGATGGTGAGCTGATTCTTGGCCGCTGCCCCGACGATAGCTTCAGCCGTTTCCGCCGCTGCCTTTTTACCTCCAATACCGATAAGCGGGCGAAGGAACGGGAACGCCGCAGCCACTGGGCGCAATACAGGGAGTGCAAAACCAGCGACATCTAGACCGGCTTGACCCACAGCGGCAGCGGCAGCGCGACCGGGCATAGGACCCAGTGGAGCTTCGCCGCGCTCCTCCCGCGCCTTGTCTTCCTGAGCCTGACGGGCCAAGTTCTGGACACCGTACTGGGAAAGAAGCGTAGCGGCGGCTGCGATACCCCCACCAATAGGTCCGCCGGCAAGAGAGCCAGCAGCGCCCGCAGCAAGCGGGGCCCCCATAAAGCCAAGAGACTCGCCGGCCAGCTCCTTGAGCGCCTGTACGTTCTCACCTAGCGTCTTATCCAGACCAAACCCTTCGGCTCGCTTCTCTTCGCCTTCCTGCGCCTTGACCAGCTCCTCGCGCGCACCTTCCTTACCCGTGGCAAAACCAAAGGCTTCCGGCACATCACCCAGCGTGGTGAAACCGCGTTTCAGCGCACCAAAGAAGCCGAGTTCTTCTTGGGGTTCTTCTGGTGCTTGCGGCACCTCGGCTTCTGAGGCAACAGGCGGCCCAAGAAGCGCTTTTGTGTCGTATCCGCTGCCCTGTAGGCGGCGAAGCAAATCATCCCGCGAAACCCCATCAGGTACGCCGCGAATAATGGTACCGTTAGGCATCCGGACGTCGGGCACGATTACCTCTTAATCAGCGGAGGGGTTCAGGTCATCAAAGTCTATAACACCTGAACCCGCCAATCCGCCAGCCTCATCAATACCAGCGTTAGCCAGCATGTCGTTGAAGATGCGCGCCGAGGTGGCGTTAAGAAGTTTGCGAGCGTCCTCTCCCCTACCCTCCCGGACGGCCCTCAGATATTTAGTATTTTTCTGCAACTCCGCCGCCGCCATCTGAGCCGCGCTACCCGCTAACTTGACACGCGCCGCTTGCTCCGCGCGTGCCACCTTGTCAGACTCTTTCTTCTGGTAGTCAGCGATACCGGCGGTGCGTTCACGCGCCACTTTAAGCTGCGTGCTAGCCGTAAGATAGCCAAGGTCGCGCCGGGTCTTATCGTCCATGCGGTTCCATTTATCTTGGAACTCACGGGTCTTAGCGGCTTCAGCAAAGCCGCCGGCCTTCTCCACCATGCCCAAACCGGTGTTGAGCAACTCACGCTGCTCTTTGTTACGTCCAAGCTCACGCTGTGCGCCTACGCTGATAGCCTCACGCTCTTCGGCCCGACGTGCTTTGGCTCCTTCCTGAAGTCCGGGGAGAGCTTTACCAACACCCGCACCAAATGCCTGTAGCAGACTACCCGGAGTGCTCGCCATGGCAGCGCCCAACTGCGCAAGCGCAAAATACTTGTCCTCGTCGCGGCGCTTCTTCTGGGCTTCAGGTGATAGCGTGTCTCGGACATACTGAGCTTCACGTTCGGTGAACTCCGTCTCCGGCTTGAGGCGATCCTGCAACATGCCAAGGTTAGCACCGATGTCTGTGGACATCCCGTAAAAATTGGTCGGCCCACCATCCGCGAAAGCCACGATGCCGCCATCGGCATACCCACCGTCCACGGGCTCGTCGAACATGCTCTCGGAGATGGGAAGCGCAGCGAGGCCGCCGTCAGCCATGCCCATCGGAGGCGCACCCATCGGAGGAGCACCGGGCGGCATACCGCCCATAGGCGGAGCACCCATCGGAGGAGCACCGGGCGGCATACCGCCCATAGGCGGAGCACCCATCGGGGCAGGCGGAGCCGGAGGAGCAAAGACCTGCTGTGCTACGGACGGCTGTTGAGCGCCTTCCTGCATCTGCGCGCCGCGCATACGGTCAATGAACATACCCGCAAGGGTACCCGCAGTGGGGTCGACAAGCCCCATCTGCATCGCTTGCGCGATCTTCTGCTTGTTACCGCCGTATTCCTTGGCAATCGCTTCAGGAGACTGAATGCTGAACGGTTTGGGCATCTAATACTCCTTACGGGCCACCAGCCAAGCGGGCCAAGCTAAGGCCGCCGAGACCGGCACCGATAGCCTGTGAAGCAAACGACGGCGGCGTAGCATAGGCCGTTTGAGTCGAATTAAGCTGCATCGGCAAACCGCGCAGGAGGCTGCTGAACTGCCCAAGCTGCTCCATCGGGAAATCGCGCTGACGCAGGAAGTCGCCGTACATCTGGTCGAGGTATTGTTGCTCCAGACCACGGACTTCGCCCGCCGCCCCTGCCTGCGCCTGAAGCCGCTGGAGATCAGCCTGCTGCTGATACTGACCGAGATTACCCAGTGTCTGACCCATCTGACCAGCCTGCGCAAGACCAGCCAGCCCCTGCTGCGAACCGAACTGACGGGACTGCTCACCAAGGCGCTGAGCTTCAAGATTAGATTGCTGGTTAGCCAGCGCAGCGCGCATTGACTGTTCAGCGTTTAGACCTTGGGTCTGGAGCTGCGCAGCGAGGTTTTGCACGTTCGACTGTTGTGCAGACGTAAGGTTAGCCAGCGCCGCCTGAAGGCCCGTTTGAGTGCCCAGCTGCTGCTGTTGAAGAGCGGCTCCCAAGTTCTGCTGCCCAGCGGTCATGCCCGCGCCACGGTCGCGCTCAAACTGGCTCTGCGCGTTCTCAAACGCCGACTGCAAACCACGGGATTCGATATCACCCAGCTGCTGGCCGAGATTACGTTCGCGCTCAATACCCGCCAGCAACTGGCGACTACCACCATAGGTGCCCTGACGAGCCGCACCAAGGTCCTGAGCTACCTGTCCCTTTTGCGCATCTCGGATAGCTTCGCGCTTCTGCACATCCAGCACGTTGCGGATGTACGGTGACATATACTCTTGAGCTTGCGCCTGCCCAAACCGCTCTGGAGCAGCCATCCGAAACTGTTCGAGAGGCCCAGACCCGAAGGAAGTCTGCGCAGCGCGCATAGATGGCGCGTTGACCTGTCCCGCCGTAATCTGTTGTGCGTTGAACTGACCCGGCGCGTAATCACTGGCAAGCAGCGACCCTTGGCCAGCGGCAGCGGCAAGACCCGACCCCATCGCAAACTGGTTGGGAGCACCCAAGCCAAGGACGTTCTGCTGGACTTGTTCCTGCGCCGGAGTGAAGCCAGCAATACGCTCGTAGGGATAAGGCGTATATTCTTGATTTAGCTGCCCTTGCCCGCGACCCAGTAGGTTCTCGAAATACGGCTTTGCGTAGTCCGGCAGATTGGTCTGCGTTACCTTCTGCTCTTGCTGCGTAGGTTGACTAGAACCCGCCATAGTTAACTCCTAGTGATAGGAAGCTGGCACGTCTGCCACACCACTTCACAACCTTCGTTCTTAAACATCCGCAGCCAGCCGGGGCGTCCTGTAGCCTCAAAGCACTCGCAGTCGTTGTCTATAGCAAATTTTGAGAGAAGCGCCATCATGGATGTTTTCCATGATGCGAAATCCGTACCCCCGGCCATATAGCAGCCCAGCACTTTCTTCCGTGGGTACTGCAAGACTTGCGTAACTACGCAGCCTTTAATGTCCGTGCCCTCAAACGCAATCCAGAGATGGTGAGTACCGCCCAGCAACTGCTGGTAGACGTCCTCCGGGTTGTAGCAGCCGCGCGTGTGCCCAACTGCGGAGGCTACATAGTTTTCCACTACCGGCCAAAGAGCCGAGACATGCTCCGTGGGGACAGCAGAGACGAGGACTTCGCTCACGCTAGACCCCCCAGCCCCTTGGCAACCTTGGTGTCCTGACCCCGGCCAGCTTTCTTGCGAGCCTTGTGGGCTCTATCCATAAGAGCGTAGAGCTTCTTGGTGCCCTTGCTATGGTTACCGCCGCCGACACGGGCAACAGCTTCCGGAGAGAAGATCACCTCGTCGCGCGCCACACGGGCTTCTTGACGGCCACCGATACGAGCGCGGACAGAATCACTAACACCATCCCCACCGCCACGAACAGGGCGACCGCCCATAGCAGCAAGACGCTCGATGCCAGCATTGCTGCTGCCGTTACCCATTTCCGAAACCGTGCGCGCATCGACGACAAAGGAGCCATCCTTCATATTTACGTCGCCGCCACGGGCGAAGGAGTTAGAATCTTCGCGGAGGATCATTGCTGGGTCATAGCTACCGGTGAAACCGCCACCGCCGCCACCAGAAATAGTACGGATGATGTCGTTGATATCCATCGGCGCAGGTCCGCCAACCGGTGAGTTTGGAGCAAGTGAAGAGGACTTTGCAAAACCAAAGTCTGCCTCACTACGAGGGCCGGCAGCGCCACCACGGATATTGGCCCGGATGCGCTCAGACGGAGAGCCGCCCGGATAGGTGCGCGAAGCCGTGATGGGACCGGGCGATGTCTGGAAGTAAGAGATAAGCTCAGGCAGCGCCGCAGCAGCTCGCGCACCGATACCCATGGGAGCCTGACCAGTTTGACCAGTCTGACCCGGAGGCGGGGGAGGAGCAATCATAGGAGGCGGACCCTGCGGGCGCGGAGCAGTCGGAGGCGGAGCAGTCGGAGCCGGCGCAGAAGTATCGGCAGTGGGAGCAGGGGCTGTGTAAGGTACCCACTTACCGAGATCGTTGACGATATACTCGACGCCGCCGAGGTTAGAACGCCCGCCTATCAGGCTCGAAAGGTTGCTGGCCTGAAGCTGAGACTGAACACCGGTAGCCGGGTCTGTGTAACCGGTCGAGATTAACTGTTCATGGGTCAACGGACGCGACGACGCCTGACCGCCTTCAGCGTACCCAGTGGGGATTCGCCCTTCACGGGTCAAGAAGCCGGGGTACGGGTTCACTTGGTCGAAGAAGACAACCTCACCGCCGGAACCCGACTCGCGCGGGGTCAACCTACGCGGCTGAGACAGATACGGCCCTTCGTAGTTTGACTCTTCTTCCTCCAGCGGGAGCATGGTGGGCTGCATGGCGTCACTAAGCCCGCCATAAAGACCCAGACCAGCAGCGTAGGGAGCGGCTTTGGCGGGGAGCCCAGTCATTGTACCACGGGCAGCTTGACCAAATTGCTGGCCGAACCCAGCAAGGCCCGTCTTGGCTGCTGGAGCTGTGACACCAAGACCACCGGCGGCGGGAGCGGCTTGAGAAGCGAGTTGCTCAGCGAGCATATCGCCCGGAATGGGTAGAGATGTGGCTTGAGAAGCAAGTTGTTCAGCGAGCATATCGCCCGGCAGGAGGTTAGACGCCGCCTGCGTCTTTGCCTCTAGCGCCCTCATAGCAATTTCGTCGCCCGGTAGGATATTAGCCGCAGCAGTTTTTGCCGTAGCAGCACCTGATGGAGCCGCTGCCGCAGCGGCACTCTTCCCTGCCAGTGCCCCGCCAAGTGAAGCGCCACCAAACGCGCCGAGACCGGCCATAAGACCTTTGTTAATATCGCCGGTAAGCGCGGTCTGACCTGCGCCCACTAGGAGACCAGCAGTAGCGGCTTTGCCGCCCAGAGAAGCGACAAGGCCCGCGCCCGGAAGGGCGAAGTTCAAACCCACACCCAGCAGCACCGGAAGGAGTTTCTTGAGGATGTTAGCTTCCGGCAGGCCAGTGTCGGGGTTGATGGAGAGCGAACCGCCCATAGCCATGGCAAGACTTTGGAGACCGCCGACTTCGTCGGGAGTCATGTGCACCAGCATGGAGTCGCCGTTGCGGCCCCGACCCTGAAGCTCCTGCGCCATGGGGTTCATGCGGTTGTTAAGGCCAGAAAGAGACGGCAAGCCGCCAGCACCGGGGACCGGGTTGTTATTGTACGTGCCCCCTGCGGGGGTGTACGGCGTGGGGCTAGATTGCTGAACGTCCAAAACCTGCATAATCTGATCCTTGAGCGCTATCTCGTACTTACACTGACGCTACCGATTTGTCCAAAGTTTCTAGGTTGACGTTATCGTTTGCCAGTTTGTGCCGTTGTAGACGGACAGCTTACCTAACGTAGTGTCAAAAACTACCCAGCCAGCCTGCGGCGTTAGGGCGTTCTTCTGGGTTGTAGT